TAACCTCAACAACCGACAACGTGACCATGGAAGGCCGCTCAAACCTCAGGTGTTGCAACCACCACTAGAATCTGCCGTTGGCATGATATTGCCCCTTACTGTTGTCTGACTGATGCGAGACTCACATCCTTGATGGATGCCGTATACTCCTGCGATGCCGCATCGGGCAGGATCGTCACCTTGAGGTTCTTGCTCTCGCCGACGCGCAGGGTGATGTTGTCGATGGGTTTGCCGGAATCGTCCGTGACCTTGATGGACTCGGGCGCGTAGGCCGCGATGATGGACGCGGCGGCGGAAGTGAAACCGTTGACGGTGGCCGTGACGAGAATCGTGCCGCCATGCCTCCACGTGAGCGTGTTGCCCGAAACCGTGGCGGTGGAAGTGTCCCGGCTTGTGAACGTCACGTTCTTGGTGGTCAGCAGGTCGCCAACATGACCGTCCGCATACGTGGCCTTCGCCCCCAGTTTCAAAGTGCCGGACACGGCCAGCGACTTGGTCAGCGGCTTGCCCTTATCATCCGTGATCTCGATGGAGACCACCGTGTCCCTGTCGAGGGGCCATACGAGTTTGCCGTTGAATAGGGCGTTGTACGTGTGGCCGTTCAATAATGGTTTGCCGACACGTTTGCCGGCGTAAAAGGCTGGCATGATCAGGCCCCCTTCACAGTGGCCTTGGCTGCGGGCTCCTCCGACACGGTTCCGGTCGGCGTCTCCCCGGCGGAGTCCTTGCCGGTTCCCTCCGTGGTGCCTTCAGGGGTGCCGGCGGAAGGCAGTTCGGCGGAAGCGCTCTCGGCCTTGTCCTTGACCGCCCGCACCGTCGAATCGATGGCGGCGATGGCCGTCTCGCCCTTCGCCGCAACCGCGTTGGCGGTGTCGGCCACGGTCTGCGAATCGTTGGCGACGGAAGCCGCCGCCATACTGGCGTTCGACGCGAGACTGCTCAGGTCGGACTGGGTGGCGGTCGCGGAATCCGCAGAGGACCGGGCGCTCAGCATGGCGCTCTTCGCCAGCATGGCGTTCGTTTGAGCTTCGGCCGTGATGGATTCCAACGTGCTCATGGCCATAGCGGCCTTCATGGTCGTGGCGGTCTCGTTGAAGAACACCAGCACGTCCGGGTATTGCGCGGAAAGCGTCTCCGCCTCCGACTGGGTGGACGCCCTGCGAACCTTCAGCAGTTGGGAGCCTGTCATGTCCTTCGGTACGAACGTGGCGGCGTCAACCTCCACAAGGTCAGCGTACTCGACCCTGGCCTGGGAGTCCGGCACTTCGACGTAACGCGTGTACGCCTGCGGCGTGTCCGCCAACTCCACGACCTGCCACACAAACGCGCTAGTCGTGGGCAGCAGGTCAACCGTCAGCTCGCCGCTTTCGGACAAGTACGCGTCGAACGAGGCCGCGATGATGAGGTTCTTCGCCGCGTCGAAGTGACGACGCACCGGGCGGAACCGCAGCGTACCGGTCACAGGGTCCAAGCCGCCCGTCTTCGGCTTCCTAATGGAAATATGGATTTGGGTCATTACTGTTCCTCCTTATTGGATTCGATTGTTTCGGGGGCCACGTCCGGGCGAAGCTCGTCCGGCAGCGATGGCTTGGGATGACGTTTCAAAAACTCGGGTTCCGTCACTTCGCAGAACGATTGCAGCCAATGGAACAGGCCACGCACATAGGCCACGATCTTGAAATACTTGCGTTGCACCTCCTCCAAATGCTGGATTTGGGTCTCCTGAAAAGCGACCTGCTCACGCAACGGGTCGATGATGCTTTCCGTGAGAATCTTCACGGCCTTGTCGGCCGCGTCGGCGGTGATGCCGTCGATATCGGCCTCGGTTTTCCTGCTGTTCGACCACGCGCCGACCAGTCCGCCGATGCCGCCACCGCCGAGGAGCGCGAGAATCAACGCGCTCCAAAACTCGGCGCTTGAAAACAGGTCATGAAAAGGGGACATTCAGTGTCCTTTCGAATATGGGAAAGCCCCACACGATATGGTGTGAGGCTAAGTCAACTGACTATCGTCAGGCGTTACGTATTATGCTTACAACAAACGGCAAGGCGGGACACGTCCACTTCACGCCATACGCAACCGCGCATAACGCGAAACACCTTCAACCCCTAACGATGCGTCACGCCAACGCAGACTATTACCAGACGAATCATTGCCGACAATGGAAACCGTGCCCCAATGAAACGTCGTGAGCTTCACCGTGTACGAGCCGTAAGGCAACCGCACAGAACCGGAAGCAACCCACCTCAACGTGCCGCCGTTCTTCTGCGGCGACGTGGAACACCAATACGCTTTACGCTCACCGTTCGCGTCCAAGAAGTCGAACGCCATACTGTATTCGCCGGTACCGCTGATCGCGGCCGCAACCTCGCACAGGATAAGCCCCCCGCAAGTAACAGTCGCAGTCTTCTCAAGATAACCACTCTCAGGCTCAGTCCCAGGGGTACCACTCCACGTGCTCGACCACTCAAACAAGGGGGAGCATCCGCACCCCGGACGCGCAAGGATGCCGGTGACGATGGCGACTTTCGCGTAGGTTTCCACCACGCACCTGTCACCGGCTCGGGCTCCCACACAATCCGTGGTCATCTGCAATCCCATGAGCGTGCCGCCGCTCATATCCACGTCAGCGGTCCAATACCCTCCTGTGTCGTACACCGTGTTGATGGTGCCGATGCGCGTGATGGTGGCTTCCGCCCCCACTTGGGAGGGCATGATTTCGGCCAGACGATTGCCGGCCCTTATCAGGTTCGACTGCATTTATGCCTTCACTGTTGTTGGTTCGCTTGGACGCTGGAAGGTACGGGCCTCGCATTCGATGGGAATACCGGCCTCCAAAGTGATATTCTGCGCGCGTATCGCAAACCTGCCGGAAACCGAGCCGGTCGGATACTCCAAGTCCACCACGTCGGTCAGATTCAAAGGAGCGTACACGTGCGTGAACGTGACCCTGTGAATCACGGATTGTTCGGTGCGTAGCAGTTCCAACGCCTTGTCCGAGGCGAGTTTCCTGCCTTGCTCGTCGGTAGTCACCTCGTCGGGGATGCTGGAATACTCGTAGGCGTGAGCCACCCTGCGGCCACGGCTGACAGTGCTGAACTCCGAAGCCGGGTCATCGTCAATCGCGGTCGAAACGTATTCCTTGTCCGTGTTGTAGTAGGTGACCTTCACCACGTTCGCCACCTCACGCAGGTCGCGTTCGTCGGTCATGGTGGTGAGGAACGTGGCGTTCGCACCCTCCTGAAACGTCCATTTCGGCTGGCGTTTGCCCGGCTCCACATACTTCTCCAATATGACGCGCCCGTACTCGTCGGTTCTCGCACTGGAGTATCCGGCCAAATCCAAGAGATCGTTCACCGCGTCAAGCTTGGTGCTGCCCTTGTCCTTGTCCTTATCGGACCTCAAACCGAACGTCCAATTATCCTTCAGCGTGTAATTGCCGGGATTGTAGGCCGCGACCTGAAGCCCGCATCCCTTGAGGATGTCGGCGGCGGCGGTCACGGCCTTCTTGCCCTTGCCTATCGTTATCGGCGACTCGAACATGTCGTCATCGACTTCTTGCAGCAGCCCGTACAAATCCAGTTGGCTGGAAGATTCCTTGCCGTTCACGCTGCGCTTGGGGATGTTGGGAAGGAACGTGCCCAACGGCACACTTGCCGTGGAACCGTCATGCCACGTGCAGTCGGCCCATATCCGTAGCCGGTCGGTGCCCAGGTCGGTCGCCCCCTCCACGGTCAGGGAACCGGATTCGCAGATATTGGTGTCCTGGTTGCGTTCGATGCTGCCCCCGGATATCACCCAATCCAACCGTCCGGTCTCCAAACCCGTGTTCCTGTTGACTCGCATCACACGGTAGGCGACCTTGAAAGGCTTGCTCCAATCACTCATAGGACGGGCTCCTCCCATGTCAATTGGGTCAGGTCGGCGGAATAGCTGATGTTCTTCTTGTCCGCGATGTCAACGCTCACGGACTGTTCCGCCTTCACGTAGACACGCAGGCCGGAAGGCTCCCGATACCATGCGTAAGGGTATCCGTCAGCCAACGAGAGTATCCGCAGCCACAACGCTTGGTCCCACTCCCATACGCCGGTGACGCTCACCGTGGAATCCAACTGGTCCAATTCGTAGCTGGAAGGCAGAGCATTCGCCCCGTCGCCCCGCGCGAAATGAAACTCGCTGGTCGAATGGGAACGCTTATGAGACACCGTGTTGTTATAGCCGAGCAATAACGTCTGACCCGCATCCGTGCCGAAGTTCAACACTCCGAACCCGGATTCGATGCGCGCGTCCACCATGCGTGCGATGGTCGTGCCCATAGCCGAATACGCGACCACCCTGTAATGGAAGTCGGTGTTCAACGGGGGAATGGGGTCCACGGCCAACTGCTGGTCCAACAGGTTCGAGGCGATAAGCACCTCCGAACCGTCAGGCATGACACGGATGACGGATGCGCTGACCGTCTCCGACTGGCCTTCCTCCGGCACGCCGAACGACACGATGACCAACGCCGCGTAATCATTGTTCGACTCTATCGCGGCCATCGGCTCGGCCGGGTCCAGCCAGTCCACGTCCCTCACGACGCTCGTGCTGGATTCCAAGCCGGAACCGCCGCGCACCACGAGCGTGATGGTCAACGTCGAATTGTTGTTCGGCAGATACTGGCTTGCGCCGATGCTCAGGCTTCGCGTGGAACCGTCCATCGTCTTCCGGTATTTCTCCACGCCGTCCGACTGGATGATGAGCGTCTGCGAGCTGACGCCCGTATCGTCCGCCACGGTCCACGCCACGGTGAACGGTGTCGCCGTAATGGTGCCGGAAGGCTTGTTGATGCTGATGTTCGGATATTTCGCGACCGTGAAGGTCACGTAGTTCGACCATGCGCCCCAGTCGGCGTGGATGCCCTTGGTGCGCACGCGAATCCTATACGAGCCGCAGCTTTTGGGCGTGCGCTGATAACTGGTGTTCGTGGTCTGCTCTTCGATGACCGTAACGTCCGAGGGGTCGGTGACCTCCACCTGCGCGGCGGATTGGGCGGAACCGTCAGGATGATTCGGTTTCCAAGCGACCGTCATCGGCTGATTGACAACATACGCGCCGTTCTGCGTCGGGTTCAGAATCGTCGGCGCGGAAGGGGCCACGGCCGTCTGGATAGTGTTGCTGTACGTCCAGTCGGAGAAGAGCGTGGTCTTGGAGTTGTCATCGCCGTAGACAGGTCTTCCCACTAACGCCGCGTACTGGACTTGGCCCGCAGGAGCTGCGGCGTCGGTCCACGTGACGTTCTGGATTCCGTTTATGTCGGGAAGCCAGCCTTCGGCCGTCGCACCGGGGGTGCCTCCGGTTATGTCGGCCCATTCGCCGCCGTTCACCCTGCGCCGCAGTCTGATGCCATACACATACGATTTCGACGCATCCACGGTCACGCGCACGGACTGTTCGGACAGTTTCACCGCGTTCACCGCCACGGGGGCGGCCGGCGTCGTGTAGATGTAGCCCGAGTACACATGGTCGGACACTCCGCCAGGGTTCTGGGCCGCGACACGGAACTGGTATCGGGCGTTCGCCTTCAACCCCGTGTACGAATAGTTCAAGGCGTCCCAGTTCAACGCCTTGACCAGACCCCACGCGCCTTGTGTGCCGCCGTTCAAGCCGACGCACTGGTCTGCGTAGATCTGCTTCCAATATTTTCGCGCCGCATTATCATAGTCCGACTGCCATGCGGCCTTCACGCTTGAATCATTGACCCGCGTCCATGATACGTTCTTCGGCGGGTTCGGTTTCGCATACGTGATGCCGGGAACCGTGAGGTTCACATGCGCTTCCGACCGTCCCGGCAAACCATATGGGATGTTCAGGAACGCGCGGCAGGAGAACGTCTGCGCGGACTCCTGCTTCGTGACGGTCACTTGCTGGGTGTGTAAATCCACGTCGCCGTTGAAGGACCGGTAGCCGAAGTTCACCGTGTTCGTGCTCGTGCTCACGCCATTGACCCAAGCGCCACCGGACACGGCATCGGACGCCACCCAGCGCGACGGGTCGGTGCGACGGTAGATGATGTGCACGCCTATGACGGCCTGTGTCGCGTTCTGCGAGACGATATCGGCTTGTACGCAGCAACGCCAGCCGCCGCCGATGATATTGCCGGCACCTTCAACCATGACAAACCTTTCTTGACGATGTTAGGAAACAGGAGGAAACCGTTGCAAGCTGAAACAAACTGGCTTGCAACGGTTCTCTGACGGTCAGCGCGGACGCATGTTGCGTTTCCGGGTGGCGGAAGCGACAAGGGTTTCCACCGCGTCGGCTATCCTCCGGTCGGAGGACTCCACGCCGTTGATAGTCACCGTGTTGTTCGTCGTGTTCCCCGTATTCGCGGGAAGTTCGACCTTTATCACCGGGTTGACTTCGACATTCCACGAGCCGTTCGCCGTGAATACGCGGCCAACGGTCGCATACGCCTGAGACTTCCTGCGAGCGTTCAACGCGAACGCGGACGGTTGCATGGCTTTCTCCACACTGCCGACCGCGTTCAACGTGTTCAGGAAACTCCTGCCATACACGGCGTCAATCTTCTTGACGGCTGCGGCGCGAAGCACCATCTCACCATTGGACAGCATCGCCGGAATCGAATCAGAAGTGGAAGTACCGGGACCATAGATACGACCACCGGTAGCATGACCGCCACCCCCGGATATCGTGTCGATGAAAGCCGTCCATGTGCGACCAGCGATTGACCGCAGAGTGGATAGCAGGTTCGACGCGACATCCAAAGCGTTGCCCATCGCATTCAACGTCGTGGAATGATAGGTGGGCACCTTGCCGATCATGCTTCGTGCCGTTCCGGCAAACGATGGCGTATTGCCGAGACCCGTAAACATGGACAACCACTGCTGAGGAATATTCCGAACCGCATTATTGGCGATGTTGGAAAACAGCGTCGTATTGCCGGAACCAGTCAATATAGACTGCCACTGCTGAGGAATGCTCTCAACGGCGTTCTTCGCGATACCGGATGGGCCACTGGTGCCATCAAGTCCGAACAGCCACGACCACCATTCATGGGGAACACTGAACACGTTCGCCTTAGCGGACTCGGTGCCCTCGCTGGTGTTATCGACGGCGCTGACGAGAATATTATTCTCAGCGAGCTTTTCACCATCGGACTCCCTATAGGAGGCGAGTTTCACCTGAGCGTCATCATCGTTGGCGTCGATGTTGAAGCTGACGCCCTTGGCGGCGGGAACCTTATTCTTCTCCACGTCCTTTATCTTGCCGGAAGCGTGGTCGATACAGTCGAGAATCCACTGTATCTGCTCGTCGGTCAGGTTCAGATAGCCGAGCTCGTCCCTGACCTTCTGCATGCGCTCCTCAGCGTTGCCCTCACCTGAGAACAGCCACTTGTAGGCTTTCTCGGACATGCCGAGAGCAAGAAGATTCTCCTTGACCTCGCCTGTCTCCCAGCGAGCATTGCCCTTCGCGTTCAACAGCAATGTGAGGTCCCTCTCGGACAAGTCGCCTTTCATCAGCTGCTCAACAAGACTGAGAACACCGTCCAACGTGGTGACCACTCCAACTTCACGTAGCCGGATAACGATCTCTTTCTCACCATCGGTCAGACCGGATATGCCCTGCACGAGCTTATCCACCGCATCTTGGGCGATTTCCGAATGAGCGGTGATCGTGGTACCCACATCAGAGGGAATCAGACCAAGCGAATCAGCGTACCTTTCAGCAGCTTCCTCACTCATGCCAGCGGCCTGAGCCTGCTGCACGATGGCCTCACGCGCCTCATAAATGGAGTTTGCGGCCTTCTGCGTGTACTCCTCCACCTGACCGTTCTTCTCACCATAGGAGAGAAGCTGATGGGCGGACAGCAACGCGGTAGCGGCCACATCCTTCATCGCCTTGTCGGTGCGCACATAGGCGGCGTTGTTGGCGTCAGCCAGTTCGCCGTTTTCCTTGAACGCCTGACCGTTCGCCTTGACCGTCGTGGCGAGCGAGCTGAGCTTGTCGGACAGCGCGGAGGAGGAATCGGAGATCTGTTCGAGGGAACGCAGATATTTCATCTGCTCCTTGACGGATTTCTCCAAGCCTTCCTTGTGCTGCTTCTTCAACGCCTGCAACAGCGTGTCGGCGGCGATGGCGGCATCGGTCTGCTTCTCGACCATCATGCCGTACTGGTCGCTGGCCTTGTATGTCTCCTTGCTTTGCGCCTCCAACTGTTTGACGAGCTTCTTGTAGCCGGCCTCGTTGCCGCTGACCGCATCGGTCAGCGTACTGGTATTGATGCCCAGACGTTTGGCCGCGTCGGCTGCGGACGTGTAGCCGCCGCTGACCTTGACGAGCCATTCAGTGACCGCGCCGCCACCGTCCTTGCCGAACAGGAGCGACGGGTCATCCCACTGTTTCGTGGTCTCCGACTTGAAATCATTGAACGCGTCCGCCGCCTCCTTGGCGTTGGACTTGATGCCCTTCATGCCGTCGATGACCTTGTCCATCGCCTGCTTGGATGCTTCCGCCTTCGTCGTGTAGTCGGATATCGCATTGCCGATGACGGCGATGCCCGCGCTGATTCCCAGACCGGCAACCGTCGTCCAGCCGCCGAACGCATCCCACAGGTTCTTCACGCCGGTCTTCAACGAACCGAACCTGCCGGACTGCTGTTCGGCCTGCTCCCCGGCCGAACGGATGGAGGCGATGGCCTGACCGTTCGCACCGACCAAGCCGCCCATGTCCTTGGAAGTCTCCTTGGCAGCGTTCCCCGGAAGGAGCAGCTTCTTCGAGTTAGCTTCCGCCGCCATGCCGAGGGAATTGACCTCGCTGATGGCGCCGGACAGAATACCCGCATAATTGCCGGGACGCAACTGGTTCATCGCCTTAATCAGGGTGCCCATTTTCACGGACGCCTGTTCGGCGCTCAAACCCAGTTCGCTGAGCATCTTCTGGTATCGCATCGTGGACTGGATGTTCTGCAACATGCCGGTCTTCAACGACTCGAACGCCGTCTTGCCCGCACGACCGAACGTGGCCCACAATGTGATGATGCTTTTCACCGGCCCCGGCAACGAGTCGAACGCTTGGGCCACGCCGGTGGCACCCTTGGCGATGGTGCTGATAAGCGGGCTCACGGTACGCAAAGCGGACGCGAACGTGCCGCCGAACGTGCGCGACAACTGGCCCACCATGCTCGCCAAATCGGAGAACATGGGGCCCGCGTCACCCACCGCGTCAAACACCTGGCTGAACCCGTCGCGGACACCGGAACTGAAATCGCGGATTCCACCACCGGACTGCTGCAACACGCGACTCAACCCAGTGATGCCCTCGCCTACGATCTGGCCCGCGTCACCGAACACCGCGCGAGTGGTGTCCTTCAACGAGTACGCGGCGTCGCCAATATCCTTGAAAGCGTTGCGCATCTTGTCCTGCGCGTCCTGCGCACCAGCGCTCCAAGCCTCCAAAGTCTCTTGGAACTTGATGGTGTGAACGGCCTTGTTGGCTTTCTCCAAAGCCTCGGAAAAACCTTGGATACCGTTCTCGGTCTTCGCCAGAGTACCCAACGTGCCCTCAAACACGCCTATCAGGTCGAACACGGACGATTTCAGATAGCCGCCCTGTTCGATGGCCTTTTCCATCGCCTTAGAGACTTGACCGGTACGTTCGGCGGTATCCACCCAGTTCGCCCACTTCTCGGCCACGTCGGAAATGTAGGAGGCCATGCGGGGCAGATACTGGCTGGACTGGTCGCCCAAGCCGAGGAACGCGCGGGCCAGTGACTGCAAGCCCGGGTTCAGTTCGGACACCGCGAGACGAGTGTTCTCGAAGATACGCGGTAGTTGGTCGGCTTCGTTCGACTGGCGCACCACGTCGATAAGCCCGTTGAGCACCTTGCCTTCCTCGACGGCGATACCGTTCAAACCCTTGGACAGTGAGGGGGCCACGTCGTTGGCGAGACGGTACAGGTTATCCCCATACTCGTTCCAAGCGTTGTCGCCCAACTCCTTGTTCAGGTTCGCCAGCGAGGTCTTGGTGACATCGAACTTTTCCTTCAAATCACCGAACACCCGGTAGCCCACGTAGCCTGCGGACGCCAGACCAGCCAACGCGGCGGGAGCGGCCAACGCGGCCTTGCTCATGGACACGAGGCTGACGCCGACACCGCCCGCAGTGCGTCCCAGGTTCAGGAGTCCGGCACCCAACGCGGTGACGCCGGCACCGAGAATCGACCACTTGGGAACCACCTTGTCGAGCTTGTCGAACAGGTTCACAAGACTGTCGAACTGGTTCTGCACGCCCTTCAAACCGGTCGCACCACTGGTCATGCCGGAGAAAATCTTGCCAAGGTCTGTGCCCTTGAAATTAGCGAAGATGTCGATGGTGCGGGGGCGGGTGAAGTAGGCGAGATGGGCTCGGGCCAACGCGGTCTCCAAGTCCAAATCCATCTTCAGCTCGTCGTTCTTGTCCTCGAATTTCTTCAGCTTCTCCTCGGCGCGATGCATTTGCAGGTCGAGGTCGGCTTCAAGCTCCCAACGACGTTCGGGATTGGCTTTGATCTTGGCGGCGGTCTCACGCATCGACGCGATGATTCGTTCCTGATCGACCTGCCAGTCCACGGGAATGTCGAGGCGCGTATGACGCAGCTTCTCCAACCGGGCTTCGAGCTTGTCGGCGTTGTCCTCCCACACCTTGACGCGGACGTTGACCTCATGCTCCCGGTCGAGTTTGGCGCGCAGCTTCTCCGCGTCATACATCAGTTCCGCGTATTTTTTGTCCCATTGGGTCTTATCCAATGTGGCTTTGGCGGTGATCGGCTTGCGGGATGCGAAGTCGCGCAGCTTCTTCAGCTGGTCGAAGGTATTGTTGAGCTCCTTGCCGAGGTTCTTGTCGATGCCCATGGGCTTGAACTTCTGGAACGCGGCGGAAAGCGCGTTGATCTGGGTCTCCTGCTCGTCGAACAGGCTGGTCAGTTCGCGGGCGGTCTTGCGCTGCTTGTCCATCGTGCGGCGCGAATCGTTCTGTACCGCGTTGAGGCGTTTGACGCTGGTTCCCGTGTCTTCGAACACCTCGGCCAACGCCTTCTGGCCGGCCGTGAGCTTCGACAGCTGCTGGAGCTGCCTGCGGTTCAGCTTCTCGGACTTCTCCTCAAGGTCGAGAATCTTGTTCAGGCCGGAGAACAGCCGGTCGTTCTCACGGTTGAAGTCTTTGAGCCGCGCCTTGCGCATGAGCTCGGCGTCCGAATACTTGGAGATGGCGTCGGTCGCCTTCTCCCACTTCTTGGTGTTGGAGTCGATAAGACGCTGCTGTGCCGCTACCTTGTTGTCGAAATCAGCGGAGAAGAGCTTGTCCTGCGCCTTCTTGTTCTCCGCTATCTCCTTGCCTACCGCCTTCAGGTCGGCTTTCAGGCCCTTGAGCTGTTCGCGCAGCTCGGGGATGCGACTGTTCTTGTACCAGTTCGCGGTGTCGATGTTCCCGGCCTCGCGCAGCTCCTTCATCTTCTTGATGGACCAGTCAAGGGTCTTACTGACATCGGCTTGGCTGCGGGTCAACTGCTCCTGACGTTTGCGCCCGTTCTCGATGGCCTCCGCGTACATGTCGTAGGCGGCGTGCTCGTCCTTGATGAGCATGGTCTGCCTGCGGGATGCGGCCGTGGCCTCCTTGTCGTAGAGGGCGCGTGCCGAACGCATGCGGGAGAGACTGTCCTGAAGACTGTCGGCCACGGATTTCTGCGACTTCTTGACGAACGCCTCCGTCTGGCCGGCGGTCCGCTTGATCTGGTTGGAAAGCCGGTGAATCTTCTCATTGAACGACGTATCGTCCAAGTCGAACCTGCTTGTGACCGGCTTCTTCTCCCACTGCTTCCGCTGGGCCTGCATGGCCTTGTCGATGGCACGCAAGCCGGACGGGTCGCCGTCGATCTTCACCACGTTGGTGAGGGTCTTGCCGTCAAGGTCGCGCATCTGCTCCTTGGCGCGTGCGACGCCCTTCGTGTTCACATCAACGGTGACCTCAGGGTGGCGAGAATGCAGTTCCGCGTTGAGAATCTTCCAGAAATTATCGGTGTCCGGGCGAATATCGACGCCGACCGCGCCAGCGGAATACAAGGCCATGAGAAAACCTCCGGGAGGATAAACGAAAACCCCTCGTGGAATGCGAGGGGTTTTCTGCTAGAAACTGTTGCCGCCGAACACGGCACCCAACATGCCCGTGATCTGGGCGAACGACTTGCCCGCCGTGGAGAACGATTTCGGCCCGACCGAATCGGGCTTGACCACGGTGCCGGGCGGATAGACGGGCTGCGGCTTCGACTTCTTGTCGCCCATCATGCGGGCGATCATCACGCGAATCATCTCAAGCTGGTTCGTCATGCTGAGCATCAGCATCTGCGACTGCCCGTAGGTGAGGTAGGAAAGACGCGGCATGCTTTTCGCGTCTTCCCGTGGGAGCGGATGGTGTTCGGCCATCCACGCGCGGTACAGGCTCCCGTCAACGCCCTCCAAACCGTCCAGCAGGTCGCACAGCCATGACGGCTCCATGCGGCCCATACTGGCGGGGAGGTTGATGTTGTAGAAGCGTTGGAAGTCGGCCGAGACCGCTACTCTGCATTCTCCAAGCGCGTCTTGGAGGCGCTTGATTTTCCCAGTGCCACCGAATAGAACGTGGTCAGGGACACCAGCAGCACGTACAGGTTCTCCAAGGTGCGGCCACGGGTGAACTCGTCCCACTGCTTCTCGTCGGCCGCGATTTCGCGGTAGAACATGTCCGCGTACTGCACGATCTCGGCCATGAGGATGACGGCTTCGGACTCGTCGTACTTCGGCTTCTTCTTCGGCTTGTCGGCCTCATCGTCGCCGAATAAGCCCATGTCGCCCAGTTTCCCGTTGCGTTCGGAGATGCGCTGCCATGTCACCGAGAACTCGGCGGACTGGGCCACGTTCAGCTCCTGCGGCTTCGCCATGTCGGGCAGTCCCGCGAACAGCGGCTGCTCCTTGAGCTCGTCCCATGTCTCCGGCATCTTCGCGTTGTCGGTCGTGTTCTTAGTGTTCTCTGCCATCATCGGCTCCTATCCGTGGAAAAGAATGATTCTGAAAAGCCCTATCCGTGGAAAGAGGGGGTTCCTTGCCGCGCGGATAGGAGACGCGGCAAGGAAGAGACGGGTCAGACCGTGAAGTCGGACGGCGCGAAGTAGGCGACGGACGTGAACTTGCCGTTCTTGTCATGCGGAAGCGAGCTGGATGTCTTGATGTTCGCCTGAGCGGAGAACTCTACGAACGAATCCGTGGAAAGAGCAGGCAGACTGGAGAACGCGATGTCCGAGTTCGGCAGCAGCAGGCCGGCACGGCCGGTCGTGTTCGTGTCGGACCACAGGATGAACAGGGACTTGTTGATGGGGGTCTTCTCCAAGGAGAAGGCCACGCCGGCGCCGGTCATATCGACCGCGTTGTAGAAGGTCTTGAACGTGCCCTTGTCGCCCTGCACCGAATTGAACGTCACAGTGCCGGTGGTCTGGGCGTACTGGGTGCGGAACGCCGCCTTGAGCCAAGTGCTCAACGTGGTGGCGTCGCCGCCGTCCAACGCGAACTCGGGCAGGTTGTCGTTCGACATGTGGCCGAGGTTCGTCCACATGCCGTCGCCCACGCCCACGGTCGCCGCCTCGACGGTGAACTGCTTGAGCAGTGCGGAGGTAATGATGGTCTCGGCCTTCGCCATGAAGATCGTTCCTCGGACGGCGGTCAACACGCCGTCGTTGTGGATGCCGATTTCGTCAGCCATATCGTTTTCCTTTCAAATATGGAAAACCCCGCAGCCGTGTAGGCGTGCGGGGCCTGATTGTGTGATTGATGGTTTTTCAGATAAGGTCAGCCGCGTGGGGACGCGGCCTGTATGCGTTTCGTGGAAGTCCACGCGACGATGCTTTTGGAACTGGTCATGTCGCCGGAAGACCGGGACTCGAAACCGGGATTGTCCACTATCCGCCCGATCTTCCCATAGTCGGTGCCGGGCCGGTAGGGCCATGCGGATATGCAACGGTGCAGCCATCCGCAGATGCGGGCCACCCGTTCCGGGTCACGGCCCAACACCGTCAAAGACAGCGTGTACTGCCATATCCAAGCCTTCAGATTCCAGTCGGGCTGCTCAGGAGCACCGCAATGGTAGAGAATCACGTCATGGGACAACAGGAGCGAATCCGTGGCGGGCGTGACCTCCGGTTGGATGACCGGCCTGAAATCACGGTTCTTCCATTCGACGGCGTCCAGGTAGGCGCGTGTCAGGCCGACCGCATCCAACTGTTCCCTTACGGAAAGGTCGAATATCGTGGGGTCAGACATATTTCGCCTCCGACATGATGAACAATCCCGGCATCCAGGCACTCGGACTTTTGATGCCGTACTTGTGTTCCAGCCACCGGTTGAAGTAGCCGAACTCCAAGTGGGAGGCGATCTCGGAACCGTCACGGCCCTTGACGCTCATGATCACGGCGGTATGCGTGCCATGCGCGTGAGTGCTGATGTCGATGCGGTCGGCGACGGACGAGTGCTTCGCCTTCACGTCGGCCAGTCCCTTCGCCTTCGCCTCGACCTTCTCCGCCACGGGACGGGTGGCTTCGGCTCCGAACAGTATCGCCATGTCACGGTTCAGCACCCTTGCGGACTTCAGCTTCACGTACCCCATGTGCGGCTCCCCTCGGGCGGGACAGGCGGTTTCAACCCGTTGTCCTCGGTCGCATGGCCGATGCATCTCGCGGTGATGTTCCAGTGGTGGGCGGCATCCGAGGCGTGACGCATCTCCATAGGCGGGCCGTCAACCTCGTAACAGGCGTTATCGAGCCAGAACTGCGTGTTGATGTCCCCATGCCATTCCGGCGCGAGAACGATCGCCAACGCATCCTCGCGCAGGCCACCGGTCGTTTGCGGCGTGGTGTCCTGCGCCCAGTTCTTGGAAAACGTGCTGTTCTTATTGATTCGAGGCTCGAACGAGCAGTAACAGTAGGAGGCGTCCCCATCCGGCACCGTGCCGGAACCGTAGACGGTTTCGACCGGTTTCATCGGCTGCACCACGATCATGTCGCGGTGCAGAAGGTCATCCGTGATACGAGGCTCCAACTCGGTATCGTCGTACAGGTGCCCGCCGCCGAGTTCATCCAAATCAACACCGTCGTAAAGGTGTCCCAAGTCCAATGTTTCATCGGCCATAGGGCCTCACAATCCGTAGATTCGGCTCAACCCGACACCAATGGTGCCTACGGGGCCGTGTCCCTCCGCGTAACCGTCAAGCAACTGCTTTTCGCGTTTGCTCACATACAGGTTGGGACTGGCATCATAGGCGGGCGGATTAGGCTGGGGGTCATGCTCCTCATACGAATAGTTGCCGTTCGACTCGGATTTGAGCCGGTGCCATCGCATGACGCGAATCACCATCGAGCAGACCACGTAGGCGAACGTGTCCTCGCTCAGGTCGCCCGAATTGAGGCGGGGTTCCGCGTTGCCGGATTCGGTCAACGCTATTTCGGCGGCGATACGGCAACGTGATTTCACCCATTCGTTCGGATAGGCGTCGGCTAGCCCGGGCTGGTCAAGCAGACTGACCTGCATGTGTTTCATCCAGTCGATGCCGTCAACGCTTGCCATGACGGCTCCTACAGGACGTTGGCCTTGAACGTGCTGACGGCATCCTGCAATACGGGCAGCGCGGAGCCGTTGACCCAGATATCGTAGTTGGCCGGAGCCTGATGGGAGAGCATGGCGGCGACAAGACCGTCGTTGACGCTCTTGCTGATCTCATACTCGGAGTTTTGGGCTTCGGCGGTCGGGCCGGAAGCGGTGAAGCCAAGGGTCGGGTCGTTGAACGAGGGAAGCATGACGAACGTGGCATCGGGGATGAGCGTGGTGGTGTCCACGTCCATCTTGAAGCCGCCGTCCAGTTCAAGGTTCTCGTATTCGAGGTCGAGCATACGCACGTCGTTCAGCTGAAGCTGGCTGGCGAAAACGCCCAGCACCTCGTCGCGGGACAGTCGTGACTTGGAATGAGCCAAGTCCATGCCGGACGCTTCCTGACGGAACTGTTCGTTGACGCGCAATGCGTCGATGACCTTCGACGTGGTGAACGCGGCGTGCGGTGTACGGCCCTTGTTCTTGCGCATGACCTCAATCCAACCCTGAACGTCGGCAATCGGGTCGGAAGTAGCCTGGGACCAGAGAGTGGTCGGAGCCTGATTATGCTGCTTGGCCGGACGGCCGAACGAGTAGACAACGTTCGCGCCGTTCTCGTTGATGGTGATCTTGCCATCCATCATCGCGGAGATGGACTCAAGTTCAAGGGTCACGCCGGCGGTCTGGCCCAGATGCGTGGTCTTGGCTTCGGCCTTGTCGTGGATGAACTGCTTGTCGTTCGCGTGCTTGGCCATATCACGTTCGGTGATGTGGTCCATGCCGGACAGGGGCAGAAGGCCCGTATGCTGTTCGGCGGACTGTTCGACCATCGAAGTGTGGCCGATCTCGGCGTCCAGCGCACGACGCTGCATGGCGTTCGTGGAGAGCGTCGGCAGATTCGGCGTCCAAGAGACGGTCCATTCGCCGTCATTGGACTGGATGGGGAACATGGTGGAGAACGGGAGAATGCCGTTCACGTAATCGAAGCCCGCCTGCGCAACCTCGGTGGCTTCGCTCGGCGGGAAGATTTCCTTGTCCAATGCCATTGGATATTTCCTTTCAGATATGAGAAAACCCGCCACGAGGGGCGGGTTTCAAAGAATCGGTTTAGACGGGGTGTCAGGCGATGGTGATGGTGTTCGACTTGTTGTCGGTGCCGACCCAAGTGCCACCGGTGATGGCACCAGAGGTGTTCTTGGTCAAGGTGATGGACTTCACGCCCACACCAGCGGAACCGGCAGCGCCAGCCGAACCGGACAATGCGGTGACAGCATCATCCTCGACATCGTAGAAGCAGCCGCCCCACTTGGCCTCGTCGGCGGGAACGACCGGCAGCTTGCTCTTGATAATGTCGCCACGGTAGCGAAGGCCCACATAGGTGTCATCGACCTGCCAGCCGGAATAGGTGACGTTCACGGCGACGGCGGACTCCAACAGGCCGGCGATGGCGGTCTGACGGCCATCGGTAGCCTTCGGGTCATACGGGCCGTAAGCGCCCTTGTTGGTGCCGCTCGTGATCTTGGCGAGCGGAATACCGGAACGGATGTAGATGGTCGTGGCTGTCGGGCTGACCCCGGTCAGGTACTTGTTGCGCAGAGTCTCGTCATCGACGTTGAACAGTTCGGGGACGATGGTCACGGAGACCACGCCGCCCGTCTGCTCGCCGAAACGCCACTCATTGTTTTCCTCAACGGTGGTCAGGCCGGTGCCATGCACCATTTCAATAGGAAGCGCCATGAGTATGGCTCCTTTCATTTGGTTTGCTTGTTATGGTTGCGGCGGCGGGCGTTCTGACGGTCCATCGCACGCTTGTAGGCGTCGCCGCGCTTTGGTTTCGGATTGAACTCGCCCTCGGGGTTCTCGGCCTTTCGGCCCACGCTGCGAAGAGCCTCGGCTTCCGGCACCTGAACACGACCGTTCGGCTGAACGCCCAACGGCGAACCGGGTTGGATGGGGTTGAGCTCCGCATAGGACTTGGCGAAGTCCGCGATATCCTCCGGCGTGCCATCACCCTTGTACAGGGCTTCAAACACCTTGTCAGTGACCTGCGGATACGTGCTCTTCGCAATCAGACGCGCGTTGTCGGCACGCACCTGGGCAAGCTCGGCCTGAACCTGCTGCACCTGCTTGAGGTTCGCTTCGGCCTGCTTCTCGTTCTTACGGCTCATCGCCTTCCACTTGGCGAGCTCGTTGTCACCGGGGTTTTCCTCCGGCTTGACGTTTTCATTGTTTTCCTGAATGTCGGCGGTCGTTTCTGCCGCGCCCGTTTCAGGCTGAGACTGCTGAACCGTTTCGGTTTCGGCAGTGTTCTGTTCTTCCTTGGTAGGCATCCGCCCGCCCCTTTCATTCACGCGGCCAAACCGAGGGTCGACCGCAGGTATTGGAGCCACGCCCTCTGATAGGACATGGCTTGTCTTAAATGCACCGAAGGCCGGAAGCTGTACTTTCGACCCTCGAATGGAAAATCGTCTTCCTCGCCCGTATCCAGCACTTTCTGATAATGCTGTTGGAACTCCATAGCCCTCGCGTACATGCGCTGCAACGCGGTGCGCGTCATCTTCAGGTCGGGGATATGCCATTCCGGCGCGGGAGTGCCGTCATCGTATTCACGCCGCCACTGGGACTGCGTGAGAATCGGCCCGATCTCGCTATGCGATTCCATGATGACGCGCACGCTTTTCAGGTCGGCGGCTGACGTGCTGCCAGCCTTCCTGTAGATGGCGTCCAAATCCTCCCGGTTGAGTTTCAGACCGGGGTCATTGTTCGCGGTGATCGGGGCGACGGTGCATTTGCAGTTGTTGTGCATGGGCAGAAGGTCGGCCGTGGAAAACACGTTCGTGGCCGCGACGGCGCACAGGCCGCACGTGCCGGTCTTGGAAAGCTCGGGGTGTATGACCCTACGGTATTTTCTGACGCCGGAACCGTGGAATCGTTGCGTGGCCGCACTGTTCATGGCTATCTGACCATCGGTGTTCGCATTGTCCGTCAACCGTTTCACGGCGGCGTCAAGCCAATCATCGACGGCCTTCTGCACGTAATCGTCCAGATTGTCCCATGCCAGCGGGCGTATCGACGGGTCCCTTACGGCCATGCTCCGATAGGCGTCGGCAGGACGCACGCTCACCGCCCAAGGGTCGGTGTTGTCCCTTGTGACGATGTATTCGGGAATCTGACCATCCGAAGGCACGTTCACCATGCCGAGCATCACGTCCGCATAGGAGACGCCCAGATGCCGCATGGCTTTGATGAACGCGATCTGATTCTGTGTTATCCACGCGGACACGCCCTGTGTTATCGCGTCGTTCCACCAGTCGGCGGGGTCGAGCGACTTCCACATGTTCCACGCACGCTGCACGTAGGCGTCGACCAGCGCCTGACGCTGCCGTTCCATGACGGTCAGCGCCTGTGTCATGTCGGCCATCACGTCACCTCATTGGTGGAGTCCAACGTCTCGTCGCCCAGAGTGTCGTTCAGGTCAGTGATGGTCGATGTCGAATCCAACGTGTCCTGCAAGGTGGGAGCCGACTGCTGTAAGGTCTTGCCTTCGACCAGAGTGTTCTCCTGACTCAGAGCGGTGGCGAAAGCCGTGTCCTGCAAGTCCTGCATGGCTTCGGCTATATCCATCTCGCTCATGTTCAGGAACCGTCGCATGATGGTCTTGACCGGCAGCAGTCCCTTCACATAGTTGGCGGCTTGCGCCTGCTCCAAATCGGTGGGAGTTTCGACCGGCTGCCACATCGTCTCGAAACGTTCATCGGCGGCGGACTGCTGGCCGCTTGCAACCAACGCCATGCGAAGCAACAGCACGAACGCATCATTGGCACGCTCGTTCATGTCCTGCACCTTGAGCCTCAACATGCGGGTGGTGAGCTTCGCCCCCTCCGCGCTGCCGGAAACGTCAGGGCTGAGAATCGACAACGGGGTGCCGGACGCGCCGGCCAACTGTTTGATGTCCGTGTTCGCGGCGGAGACAATCGGCGTGATGTCCGTCACGGAGCTTTCGCCCATCTTCGCGTCCTTCGGCATCAGCCACAAGGCGGCGGGGCCAAGCTCGAACAAGGACGAGTAGTCGATCTTTTCGCCGGCACGCGCACGGTTGGCCTTCACGGCCGGGTCCTGCTTCGTGTAATACTCGGGAAGGTCGCCGGACACCCAACGCTGTTTGAACGCCTGCATCTCCTGAATGCAGAAACGTTGGAAACGCTGCTGGTCGATGGCGCTCAACGTCGGAAGATGAGGCTCGAACTGGCCTCGACCGGTCGCGGTCTTCAACTGGACGATGGGCAGGCAACCGCAGTCACGGGCGAAATCAAGACCATCGGAACTGGCCGCGCCCACCCATTCGAACAAGGCGGGCAACGACGGTTTCTTCTTGGAATCATCGTTCGCCAGCTCATACACGGCATCCTCATAGTCGGGACTGTCGGTCGGCAGCGTCCGCGACTCCACCTCACGTCTGGCGACACGACCATACACGTCGGTCACATTGCCCTTATCGTCACGGACCAGACGGTACAAGGCGATGTTCTCGGTGCCTTCATCCGCGTCATACGAGTAGACGATGGCCGCGCTCTTATCGTCGGAAACGACGGTATCCCAAGGGCTGAGCCTCGAAATGTAGGCCGGGTTAGGCGTCGACCACGCCTGCGCATAGGCGGCACCGTAAATCGATGCGTCACGCAGCATGTTCAACGATTTCAGGTTCATGCCCGACTTCTGCCACATGTCGTCTGCGGCGGTGGAACGTATCGCCTTGTCCGACACCAGACGGAAGCCGGTGGGCTTCTCCGAGGTGATGACCGCGTTCGCTATCGTGCTTGCCAAGTTCATCGGGCAGATGTCCACGAACCTGCGGTAGATGTCCGAACTGGTCACATCCATGTTGCGGGGGACCGCCTTCGTGGGTACGGTCTCCTTGCCGTCGTAGAACGTTTTCAACCGGCACAGCATGGGGATACGGTTCACCAGCCGGTTCGCCAACCGGGTAAGCACCACGCCGTCGCCTCCCGGTTCGACATCATCGGGAACCAACGACTCCAACTGCACGGCCATATCTCACCGTCCTTCTAATAAGTCACTCGGGTAACGTGGGTGCGCACCCTCGGCGCACGGGAACTGGCCTGTTCCAGATAACGGGTACGCGCCGTATATGCGAGGACGCCTGCGATGCAGGCGTCTATCTTCAACGGACTGTTCGGCGTCTCCTTGTACACGAGGTACTGAGTGGAGCCATCGGCGTTCGTCCTGCGCAGGTTCTTCCTTCGCGCGTTTCTGAAATGCGCGAGAAGCCTCGGGTCGGCCAACAGTGCGACATCACCGATGACGGGATTGTCCTCGTCATCGCACGCCGTCCATTCACGGCAGAACGCGGTATGCATGTCCACATACGCCTGCTTCATGTCCGACTCCCAATTGTTCGTGTGGAACATGATCGGGTCGCCGTTGTTGCGCTGGCCCACAAGGTCGAGATACGAGTAGTCGGTTTCCCAGCCGATAATGAGGTCACGCCAGCCGTGGACATCCGCGAAGAAGCCGACAACGTTGTAGTTGTCCAGCATCCAGCGAACCTTGCGGTCGAACGCCTCCACATCGACCTGCCAGTCAGCGGCCTCGGGGCCTTCGGGCTTCTGTTCCAGTTTGATAAGGAACAACAGGCCGTCCCTGACACGGCAGCCGACCAAGGCGGTCGCGTCATCGGAAAGCGAACCGTCGAAGCCAAGCGTTATCTCGTCCTCGTCCGAAATAATGTCCTTCCAAGGCGCTGCCTCGTCCAAGTCGGTGCCCTCGGGAACGCCCGCATACAATGCGATGCCCGCGAGATGGCTTTTCAACAGGGATTCGGACAGCCAAGCGTCGGAAACGCTCGTGAGACTGTTCAGGTAGTAGCGAATCGAATCGCCCACATCGGAAGCCGGGTCGAGGATATCCGCGATAGGGCCGCGAATATCAACCCAGCCGTCCTTCGACGGGCCCGGCTCCACGCCGGGGGAGCGAAGCGAATACCCGTCATCGCTCACACCCTCGTCGTTGACCGGCACGATGCTGCCGTCAGCGAGAATGATATGGTCCTTGCCGTCCCTTGACTTCGCGGCGGAACCATACGCCTCATACAGGCCATGCTTCAGTTTGCCCGCATCACCCAGGTCCTCGATGTTCAAAGGCGAATACCTGTGGTCGAACAGCAGCTTCGGGTCCTTGATGCGACCCTCTCGAATATCCTGAGCGTGCTTGTAGGTCTCCTCGGCGATACTGTTCTCGCCGGGACGGTACATGGTCGTGGTTTCCAACACCCACGGTTCGGCGTCGCCCATACGCTTCGAAAGATTACGTTTCAGCGTATGATACGTGGCCTTCAACCGGGGAACGTTGTACAAGTGGGATTCGTCGGCGATGATGAACGTCTGCTTGCCGCCGTCATGCGTGGAAGAACCGGTGGCACCGGGCTTGATCGAACCACCCTCCGGCAGCAGGATACGGGTTTCACCGACATCAAGCCCATAACCGCGCAACTGGCTCAAAGGCCCGTTCTCGCAGTTGTACTTCATCACCTGATAAACGTTATCCGTCTGTTCTTCGGCGGTGGCGATGCACACCACGTTAGGGCCCTGCACGGGACGGCCCATAGGCTCGCCCGGCAGATACTCGTAAGTCTGGCCGAGGAACGTGTAGGTTTCCCCGCCCTTCGCCCAACCGGCGAAACGGCATGGGCCCAAAGCCTCGAACAAACCCAGACGGCCACCCTTGCCGGACTTGTCACAACCCTTGGGGCGACTCAGGAACACATGGTTGAAACGACGCTGCCCATACTTGTCGAGCGCGTAACAGTCCACGTAGAACCGCGCATACTCAGGACTCTCATACACGGGCATGTCATACGCGGGCTCCGAACCCACGACGCAGAACGACTGTATCCACCACAAGGCAAGCCAGCCAAGCGAACGCTCCCTATCCTCGGCGGTCAGATTAGGGATAACGTCATGCATCAGCCTACCGCCCGACGCTGCCTACGTGCTTCCTCCATGCTGATGACGTTCGAGGAACCCGAATACGAGGACGCCTTCAAATCATTCGCCTGAGGCGCGTCGAACTTCAAATCGTTACGCGCCTTCGGAGTGACGCCGATCATGGCCTCACGCTGGCGAATCTCAGCCGCCAGAATCGCACGCCCCTTACGGGAACGTTTGAAATCATCCTTGAGCAGCGCCGTATCCAACACGAAATCCCAGTCAGGGCCGACGCCCATACGCTGAGCCAACGGGCTACGACGCAAATCCTCATACCAGCGGCGAGTGACCGGCAACCATTCATCGCCCGTATCCGGGCGAACATCAGGCAGTTCCGGCCCAACCGGCTCCTCGGGACTGCTCAGCAAAGGCATCGCGGCTATCTTGGACGCCCTACGCCCGTTTCCTGCCATGATTCACGCTCCGTTTCCGCCCATTCCGGGCTGTCCGACGCACGGGCTTTTCGCCCCTGCACCGGTCGTGAACGAGAATGCGGTTCTCCAAAGTCGCTGAATGCGACTTCTCCAAAGGAACCTTCCACTCAAAAGCCGCGCCGTCAGGCCCGGCACTATCTACATCGACCAGTCCGCCGCACTTCTGGCAACGGCCGGCACACTTCTCAATCACCTGCGAACGGGTGAAAGACTCGACAACCATCCGAGGCCGTTCAGCCGGTTCCACCGTCCGCTCATGCAACACGGTTTCAGGACGCGACGGCAGCTCGGGATGCAGTTGACGTTTACGGAAATACCTCAAACGGCACTTGTCCGAACAGAACAAGCGAGAGGAACGCTCAGGGTCGAACCATTTGAAGCACACCGGACACATGCGGGTGCGCAGTCTCCTCAACGGAGTGCCGGAATAGTAGTTCCGGTTGTAATGCTCCCTGCACAACCCTTTGGCGCACACCGGGTTAAGACACCCGAACACAGCGCAACGCTCTATCGAAAAGCCGGCCTCGAATACCATTCGGCCTCCTCGCGGCTCCTACGCTTTTCCACCCGAGCCTCACCACTCTCACGAGCGGTTTTCTGCTTATGGTGATATGAGCACAACGCCCACAGGTTCGACGGGGAATCATCATCAGGCTCACCGTTCTTCGCGCGAACCTTATGATCGACCTCATTGGCAGGATAGCCGCAAATATGCTTCGCCCCCGTATGCCAGTCGGTCACAATCCACTGGCATCGATGGTGGTCCCGCTCTAATATCCGCTTGCGGGTCCGCTCCCATCCGGGGTTGAACCGTGCATCACGGTTGGAAGATGACCAAGCCACGATGACTCCTTACACGTAGGGGGCGGAGCCGGTGGGAGCGTGGCGAGCGAGCATTCCAACGGGGTTAATCCAAATACAGGGGATGTTGGTCCACGAGCCACCGGCTCCTAGAGGCAATCCCGAGAATCGAACTCGAACCTGCGCTTTACGAGAGCGCCGCTCTTCCAATGAGCTAGAATGCCATGCCTCCCACTAGGGGAGCGCTGTTCAGTTATCGCCGCACGGCATGGCATGAAGCCGCCGCCGACATCCGGCGATGACCCAAGAAGCCGTCACCGCCTGTAATCGCCTCTTCTTGAAGGCGTTGTGGTACCGGAGTGGACTCGAACCACCGACCCTATGACCGTAGCCATACGCTCTAGCCGCTGAGCTACCGGCATCGCATACCCGGTGAGAATCGAACTCACGTCCCGGGTCACCGGTTTTGGAGACCGGTACTCTACCATTGAGCTACGGGCATATAGGGATAGTCGAACCCCCACGACAGTCAGGGCCTTGACCAGCCTCACCGACCATCTCGCGGATGATGCAAGATTTGCACTTGCGAACCTTTTACGGTTTACGGCCTAGCAAGCCGCCGCATTCGTCTACTCTGCCAATCATCCACGGCCACGCCCCCGGTCCAAGAAAACAACACCAATACAAAACGGAATCCCAGAGAACTCGACCTTACAAATCCTCGTAAAACTGTTTTGACGGTTCGGTTTTCAAAAAAGGCGTGGCCTAGTCGTGAGAGAGGGAATCGAACCCACAACACACCGGGTTTGAGCCGGCGTCCTCTACCAATTGGGATATCTCACGCAAATACAAGAAAACCCCGCGACTGCGGGGCCTCACCTTGTCAGGAACCCGAGCTTCGCTCCAATCCCCGACAATCCATCTACACGACATTTTACTCACAACAAGCGTTGCAGCAAGCGTTGCAAGAGTATTCCCACCACCAATGAAACGCTAATTCAAAAAACAGCCCAGCAGATCATTCACGAGCAGAACCATTGTCCGTGCGGCTCCCACGTCTTACCGGGGTGGGGCTCTCCTACCCCCATGTGTGCGCGTGCGCGTGTACGTGCGTGTGGGCGTGCGCGTATGCGTGCGTACATGCGTGCGTGTGGGCGTGTGCGTGTGCGCATACGTGTGCGTGCGCGTATCCGCGCGTGTACGCGCGTAGGCGTGTGCGTATGGGCGCGTGCGCATACATGCGTGGTTATGGGACTGTGAGCGGCGGCGGCATGAGGTTGAGTGATGTTGGCTCATGTTTGGTGATTGTTGCATGGTGCAACTGTTGTATGTGCAACTATATGGGTATGGGAGTAGTGGCGTGGGCTCTGTGGTTTGACGGTTTTTGTGGTGGTTATGGTGGTTTCGACACGCCGGCAAACGCTAGTAATTGCAATGGTTTTGGTGGTGGTTTGCGATACCGAATGGGGTGCATGTATAGTGATAGCTATCAACCACGGAACGACAAGAAGGGAACCGCGAGATGAACACCACGGAGATTAAAGCCAAGGCCTTTAGAGCGGCGGTAGACCTGGCCACGGTATGTAAGCCCTGCACCTATGACAACGTGCTTGACCTCACGGCCATGTCCCTCGGTATCGAGATGGACGACAACGAGGAATACCCCGCCGAGCTATACCGCAAGTTTGACAACGTGTGGAATGACCTCAACAAGTAATCAGCGCGGCCATAGTGGCTAACGCTAGGGTGCAAGTCCCTAGTCGCGCACTTAGTCCCCTCTATCCAAAACTCATAGTGAGCGGCGGGTAATCAGGCGGACATGCTCATTGATAACTAAAAAGTGTTGCCAAAAGTCGGTTGTAATCTGCGTAGTGAGAGTACGTCAAACAAGGTTGCATAAATGAGTTGCGTCTACCGGCGTCTAGCCTACCGGGCTAGTGAGGATAAGAGAGCGGGTATCCGGCATGGAATTGTCCCCGCTATGGACGTTGCCACTTATGGTGGCAGACATGGAGATATCTCGATATCTTCTTGCGACGGCTAAACCGAGCGTCTGGAATTGTATAATTGGGCCCACCGATCATAAGTGAGGTGGGTTATGAGTCTAAGGGAGCTAAGGCAGAAGCGAGGATATACCCAACGTCAACTAGCCGATAAAATCGACGGAGTTGGCTATGGGCGTATCGCTGATTACGAGAATGGGCGGCGTTCGATTGAGGGCATGTCACTTGGCGTTGCGCTGAAAATTTGTGACGCTTTGCGCGTGAGTAATCCTCGCAAACTGTTAGAGGCTGATAAGCCAAAAGAAAACACTAACGATTAGTTGTTAGGTGTGTGCCCTAATCAATTCTTCGCCTGACTGTGGGCCTTGTACACAGTCGGCCTAGCTCACTGGGTTTATCCCATAGTCTAGGCACTCATAGCGTGTCCCAAGGTGGACGGGATACGCTGGAACCTGTTATATCGAAAGGTGGTGAGCCGTGCCGGTTGGCGATATCGTCGTTGACCCGCGTATCCAGACTCGACATCCCGACGTGTCCGCTGATTCGGTGCGCGTGGCATGGTCGAACGTCGTGCGGTTTATGGCGCGTGAGGATGCCGACCCGTTGCGTTATGTGGCGGTTGGATACGACGAGTACGGGCGTTTGCTGGAAATGGTGGCGGTACTAGATGAGTCGGATCGTTGGCATGTGTTCCATGCCATGCGTGCGACGCCGAAGGTGCTGCGGGAACTGAAACTTTTGTAAAGGAGGAAGTGTCATGTCTTTTGTTGCGAAGGGTGGCCGTGTGGTCACTGATGACATGTTGGACAAGTGGGCCGACGATGCGGATAACGGCGAGTTCGGCGGAAGGCCGGGTGCGGTGTATTCCGGGCCTGTCGTTCCTGTCGCTCAGGCGGATGCTGTCAGTCGGACGTTTTCGTTAAGCGCTGACATGTCGGCCATGTTGGATGCCGTCGCTAAACGTCGTGGCGTGTCCGCTGATGACATCATGCGGCACGCGCTGGTGCGTGAGTTCGCGTCAGTGTGAGCTGTTCGGCGTGCTGGTTTTCCGACACGCCGATTTGTTTAAACCAAAATGATACGTTATGCTATCAATTATCAAGCCCAATCGGGCAAGACAAAAGCAAGTTTGAGAACTTAACAGTGTTTCCCTACATGCAAATGATACATTTTGCTGTCATAATTGGTTTACCTACTACTAGAGAAAGCGGGTAAGCCTATGGGACTTAAGGAACTGCGCAAACAAGCCGACTTAACACAAGTTGAGCTAGCCAAGCGCACTGGAATAGCGCGAACAATCATCAGCAGTTATGAGACCGGGCGGCGAGACGTTCGGAACATGACTCTTGAAAACGCTTTGAAGATATCCAGTGCACTCAACTGCCAACCGAGCGACCTGATGCGTTAAAAGAATGCGGCTAAGTAGCGCCAACTACCTAGCCGCGTGCCTTAAGTTGAAAGTTCTCTAATCAATCAAATCGAGGCTGTGCTATCTTAGCACGCCTCACATGGAAGTGAGGAAACCATGCGTAATAAGTGTGTCGCGGCGTTTGCCGCAGTAATCGCCTTGATGTCGTTAGCCGCTTGCGGTAGCAGTGACACGGCCAACATACCGCCTTGCGCTAACGAAGACGGGTCTGGTCAGGTGGGACTCTGCTATTGGGACTCTGCCCGTATGGGCAACGGACGCGGTACCGGCCTGTACATCTACCAAGACGGCATTCTAATCGACGAACGCTACTAAGTCTTTCAATCAGATTCATTCAGTCGCGCGGCTGTCTCCGCGCTTCATCAATTCAAGGGAGATTCAACAATGTCTATTGAGGAAATGTGGGACGCGCTGAAAGATGATTACGGTGTGTCCGAGCAGACTTTGCAAGTTGTCACCAATATCAATGGCTACAGTACCGACACCATGCATGACGTGCTGTACGCGGTAGCCGCCGAACGTCACTTCGATGGCGAGGTGGCATGATGGCACGCTACTTCTACGCTTTCCGCTGGGCTTATGGTATCGGCGCGACATGGGATGACGGGTCATGGCCGGGTGAGCTCTACGTGTTCGAGTCGAGGGCTGAGCGTGACGCTTGGGTTGCCGACGACGTGTTTGACGGTAATTGGCATCGTGAGGCCATTACGGCAAGAGAGGCGCGTCATATCATGGCGGACACTGTTATCGGTTTCGACAATGACATGGCCGTCCGGTACGACGGCAGTCGGTCGGCTGTCGAACGGTACGCGCCCACCGTCGAACTGGTCGAGGCGTGGCAGCGTGTTGACATGCAGAATAACCCGGCTAGGTATTACGCGGAGTGATTGCCGTGATCGACCACTGGGGACGCGGCTATATGGTGCGAGCCCGTCGTTAAATCAATCGTTTCGGGACATGGCATTGAAGCCATGCCACCGCTGTTTTAAGGGAGCTAAACAAATGATTACCGCTAAGGATATTACGGATATGGCGGAGCGTGTTGACGCGAAACTGTTGCCGCTCTGTGACTATGAGGGTTTCGAGCCTTATGAGGGCATCTACCGTCTGGGCGATTACGGGTATGTCACCGAAACCGAATATAACGCGGCTTTCAAAGGCGAACCCTACTGGGCCCAGGACGCTTACATGCTGGAAGGCAACGGCGTAGGGTGTGGAAGAATCGCCCGACTCTACAACGACGGCGACGTTGAAGCGTTGTCCGATTACATCAATGAGCGTTTCGATAATGACCAGATGGACGACGTTTTCTACACTGAAGCCACTGAGGATGGCGAGTGTTGAGAGTCCGTCATGTTCTGCTTGTGGCCGCGCTAGTCGCGGCCATTCTCTTTCTCAGGTGGGTTGGTTTTATCCAGCCGACTCCCCAATGTTCCACGCCTTACGGCGTTGATGATACCGCCACTTGCGTGTATGGCGATTACGCCTATCACCGTGGCGTGCAAATCTGACAATCGATTTTTTGAAATGAGGTAAACAAAATGAAGAAGCTGACCAATGACCCGTCGCGTAACGTGAATGCCGTGAGCGGCATGTGGGTGCGGTTGCGCAAGGATGGCTCGAAATATGATGTTCGGTATGTGAACGCTCGGGTTAGACGAGTCTGGTCACTTTCCCAGACTTCGCAGGGCACGGCGTGGAATGTTCAGGCCAAGGGAGTCCAGTATGAGGACTTTTTGAATGGCATGAGGTCAAGCTCCGTTGACCTTGAGCATGGTTGGATGCTCATACCCGATTCCGAGCGTATGAAGACAGTGCCGGTGCCGGTACCTACCGGAATGGACGCTAAAACGGTTGGCGGCATTGTCGCGCACCCATCGATCGATGCAAACTGGAAGTGTGAGGAGGAACGCTTCACGAGCAATGTTCAGTGGCCGGTGCCTATGCCCGAGGACGCGATATTGGAAGACGGGTTCATGGATGATGAACCCGCGCCGGATACACAGGAGATTCCCGAAGTGCCGCCGAAGGTGAACAGTTTCGCCGTCTCCTATTGTACGATGCCTGACCTGATGATGGCTAAGGAATGCCCCGAATTGCAAGGTTTGGGCCCTATCCGTCACTTCCGTACCAGCAAGGGCCGCAAGGTGGCCTACGTTGCTTCGGCCAATGGCAGGTGCGTTGTCGCCTACCGTGCCCGTTATGAGCGTGGCAGTGACAGGCAGTTGGAAAAGGCGGTGGCCGATTACGTGGCTACCGTCCGCGACAAGTGGGTTAAGGCGGCGTGACATGAGCGAGATTCGGGAGAAAGCCGTACGCCTGTTGTTGCAGGCGGCTTACGAGATGGCCGCCGATAACGCGGATAGCGTGGCGGATATCTTCGACTGCCAGCATGGTTTTATCGATGATTTACGCCGTCGTGCCATGCTGAAGCTGGACAAGCCATACACCGCGCCGGACTTCGATACTGCGGAACAGCAGATAGCCGAAACCGGTTTGTCGTTGGACATGCTCGACAAGAGGGCGCGTGAGGCGTTCTCACAGAAGTATTCCACCACGTATGACCGGTATGAGTGCGCTATCGGCTGGTGCATCGACGACATGCTGGGGTGGGAATGATGGAAGTCAAGATACCCACTAGCAAGATTCGTGAGGTTCTGGAGTCCTCTGGCTATGCGTATACGCCGGATAATATCACGGCGGTGCGCGCCAACATTCCGCTTCACACGTCTGATCTGATTTTGGCGGCGTTGAACGCCACCGATCTGCCCGACAAGCGGTTTGCTTTGCCGCTGTTCTAAGTTCTTGCCGTCCAGCTTTTTCCTCACTTCCGCTGGACTGCATTCCATTCTTTTAACCCAATATGGTATATGATTGATACCATCTGTTAACCGTTAAGGAGGTTGTTATGGGTAAGCTGGTCGCCAATGTCGATGATGATGTCAAGGCGCGTGCCGCCGCGCTCTACGATTCCATGGGCATGAGCCTGAGCACCGCCGTCAACATGTTCCTACGCCAGTCTCTGGTGGACAACGGGTTGCCGTTCAGGCCGACGCGACACACGCCGGACGGTTATCCGGTGCCGCCTGTTCACAATGCATACATGTTCGAGCGTTCGGAGAAGGGCCATGTGATACTGCCCGCCGATTGGGATGATTCGGAGGATGATGTCTATGACCAGTACGCCAAATGAACCGCGCCTGTATGACGTGTGGCTGATGTGGGTCGAGTTTCCCGACCATCCCGGTATCGGGAAGCCGCGTCCGGTGGTTATCACCGAGGTTGACGGCGATCTGGTGTCGGGTATCGTGGCGAAGATAACCGGCAACACTGATTGGGATGAGGCCGGTGACGTGCCGCTGCTCGACTGGAAGGCCGAGGGGCTGTTGAAGCCGTCACTCGTGCGCTGTTCGCAACGCTTCTACTTCAACAGGAGCGAACTGCTGCAATGGTTCGGACGACTCTCGTTGAGGGACGCGGAGCATGTTAACGACGGATTGGAAGCCACGTTGGACATTCCACCATACAGGCGGAGCGTATAGCCGTTATCGTTTTCATGGCCTCATGGACTTGTTCTATGGGGTCATTCTTATAGAAACCATCATTTAGAACCGCATCATAGGGCTTTCTATGGTGCGGTTTTCACATAAATCAGCATTTAGACGGGACTTTAGAGCTGTCTATTGTCCCGTTAATCGTTTTACCGGACAATAACAAGGGAGTTTCCATCATGGATGAAGAAACCGAAGTCTACACGATTTACCAGCGCGTGACGCAGATCGAGAAGCGTCACGTCACCGCGCCGAAAGGCTTGACGTTCAACCAGTTGAGCGACTGGGTTGACGAAAACGGCGTTGGAGACCTGTTGGACATTGACGAACTGGACAACGATATGGTCAGCGCCGATTACGAGGACGGCTCTCATGTCAAGAGAAAGTGGGCGAATTGATTACCGCGATCTACCGTTATGAGCGTTTCGACCCCGCCGTCAACAAGGAGTTGTGGCGGCGTATACCACGCTGGGAGCTGCGTCTCATATGGCTGAAGGCATGGCTTAAACGCGATAAGGCGGCTCGAATCTCTTACGGGGCTTGGCTGTACGCCAATGCTTCAGGCGGCGGGCAATGGTTGGCCGCTGACATGTTGGACTGGAATCAGGAGGTAATCAATGGACGCTGAACGTATGAGAGCCGCCTTGCATGAGGTGTGGAAATACTATGACGAGGCGGGGGAGAGCGGGGAGAACTATGTGCTTGCCCCCGATAATCTCGCCAAGTTCGCCGCCAACCTATGCAAGGAATACGAAAAACACTGATACACTGGAGGCCACGGGACTCTCTTGTGGCCTTCTGGGAATTAGCGAACCAAGTACAAGAGGCATGATGTTTCGTCATGCCCGAATATACTTTCAGGAGGAACTATCATGTCCATCAAAACCACCATCGTCCACATGCCCAGCGGAAAATGGCGTTTGGAAACCCGTCAAGGCGCATGGTCGATAAACCGCAATTGGAATGGGTTCAACACGTGGCCGGAATACGATCACAAGCCTACGAAAGAGGAAGTGGATGTGTTCGCACGTGAACTGTTCAAGGCCATGTTCGGTGTGGAGCCGATATTCATTGGTATGGAAGATGACGAATACGAATACGATTCACGTGCCGGTCTTTGACGGATAAGTGGAAAACGTGGGCCCGATTATACGAAAACATGCTTTTCATTCACTGAAACCCGTGAAGATCAATAAAAAATAGATTTTCACGGGTTTCAAGCTATGATAGGCGTGTTATAAGACGCCGCTGCCTCTCATGGAAGCACACTAGGACGGCATTCTTATTCCCGGTAATCGTCGTAGATCTCAATACCGATGGGATACTCTGAGTAACCGGTGTCCTGCACGACGATGCGGCCTTCGTTCGTATAGACGGTCAACGGGTCATCGTCCGTGATCCACTTCTTCTCGATGCGGGAGCCTTTCTCGGTGACTCCTTTACTTAGTTGGCGTTCAAACGGTTCGTGGACTTCCACGAGACGAGCGTTCTTGTAAGGCGAGTCATTAGGGGAAAAGAGGTAATTAGTTCGGTCGATGATGTAGCTCATTGTTCTTCTTCTGTTGTTTTAACGGCATCGGCCAGGAACTCCATAACGCAGCGGAACAGTTCGGATTGCACGTATGCGACAAGCTCATTTGAGACCGTCATGTGCTTGCATGCCTTGGCCTTGTGTCGGTATCCGAGAATCTCGGCGTTGTACAAGCCCATCGCAGCATGCACGCATTCATGGCTGACGATATGCGGCAGCAGGTGTTCGCGGCTCAAATAGATCACGCACATGGGGGAGTTCCCGTATTTCACCACATTGGTCTGCGTGTCGATTGTCGCGGACTGCATGAGGGTGATTCCGGCTGTACCGTTTTCGAACGCGGCATCTCCAATCGGCCTGTCGAGGTCATCGGATTCGATGGAGGATTCCACCGAGTCGATGCAGGCGGCTCTCCGCATGGTTTCCTCGGTATCGTACACGCGGACTTCCACGCTGACCTTGTGCGCGAACTCGGTCAGGTCGATGATGCACCTCTGATGGGGAAACAGCGTCTCAGGTTCCTTGGTCAATGTTTTCTCCGATTCTCGATGATGGCGACGGCCCCCAGTAGGAACGTGAACAGGATGATTGGGATCGCGCTCATTGCCCGCCGTGAATGGTTTTGCGCGCATGGTTCAGCTGCTCCGTCAATGCGGGTGTCATTGCGGCCAAATGCAGCGAAGCGGTCAGCATGTGCACGATCATGTAGCTGGCCCACGCATTGCAGCAGGCGATCATGCCCTGCTGCCTGAATGGTCGTCATAGTTCCCCCTTGGCTTTGCGCGTGTAGTATTCCTCAGCGGTCAATAGTTCACGTGGGTGGAGGCATTCGACCATTTCGTGCCATGAATAGAATGTACGGCAATGACTCGCTTCTCCGTCGTACCATCCCACGCTTAACGGCTGAACGGGTTGGCCAACCCTATTGAGAACGAGAAGGATTCGACACCAGCCAAAAGAGGTTTTCAGCCAGTATTCACCTGAATCAAACGGCATGTAATAGCCAGCCAGCCCAATCTTCTTAGGCGCGGGACGGGTGGCATAGGCGAAACCGAGGAGCGAGACCACGAGCATAGCTGTCGGGCCTGTCTCGAACCAGTAACGAACTTTACCTTCATTGTCCCGGACTTTCCGCCCTCCCCAACCGGCGCAGACTCCAGAAGTGCCTACCTCAGCCTGACACTTGTTTTCCGTAAAGCGGATGAACTGGTACACGTTCGTACTGCCTTTGACGTGAATCAGGTCGCCGGGCTGTAGGTCTTCCCATGCGACGCGAATCTTCTTGCTCACCTGTGGTCCTCCTTGCCGATATCGCTGAATCGTGTGTAAAGCCGGTCGTTCACGACGTACATGTTGTAATCATCCTGTTGGATGTACCACCAGCGTTTTTGATGGCCAGCCTTCAGATACTTCTCGCACGTGTGGTCGATGGTGTTGTCAGGGTTGACCTTCTGCCTGAACGACAGTTCATTGACCACGTTGTTGCCGGCCACGAGATCGGCTATCCGGTCGATACGCTCCGGCGTGAAATCGGGGGTGACCACGTACACGACACGCACCTTCTGACTGTCGAACCATTTGCGGGGCAATGCCAACGCCACGTCATCGGACAAGCTCGTGGGACGCATGTGATACACCACGCGGCTGAACCTGACCTGCTGCATGACTTGAGCCACGTTGCGTCCGCATTGGAAGTAGCTGGTGTGCATCTCGGTTTCCGTGAGCCAGTCTCCGGCCCTGCGTATCGCCTCCCGGTAGAAGGCGACACGTTTCGACGCTTCCGGCTCGCGCATGGGGAACAGGGGGTCTCCGCCGCCGCTGAAGCTCAGGAACCTCATGGGGTGGTGTTCGCTTTCACGGCTGATGGTCCGCAGCGTGGCCTGCATGTCCGTCACCGGCACGTTCAATCCGGTTTTTCTTACGATGCAGCAGGGGCATGTCCAATGACAGCCGAAATTCGTGATAACCGAATAATGTCCGTTCATTGTGTTTCTCCGATCAGTTGTTCCATGTCTTTCACGTTGTCCTGCTTGCGTTTCAACGCATTGCAGCGACGTATCCACTCGTGTTTGCGCTTATAGACGTTTGTTATCTCCACATTGCTCAACAGTTCGTTGCATGAGCAGACAAGCTGGGGGATGTCCGACTCCGAGTCCGTTTGCACGACGGGTTTCTCCCCGCAGGCGGGGCATTCGGGAACCGGCTCGTCAACCACTGCCTTCAACCGTCTGCAACCGGTATTCCACTTCTGAGCACTCTCGTCTTCAAAAACCGAGGAGAACGAAAGGATGCTTTCGACGTGATCGCACCATTCCAAGAGCTGCCACGAGTCTTTTTCCAGACAGTAGTAGCGGTAGTTGCGGGTGACGCACACATGCTTCAGTTTGGGTACGAGTCCGCAGATGGGGCATGGTTCCACTACCGGTGGCTTAGGTTCCGGTTTTTCGACCGGTTCCGGCTCCTCCAAGTGCAGCAGTCGTTTCAGCCAGTTCATACGTTCCTCGATTCCATCGACTCGTTGAACGCCTTCTGGAACGCATAAACCCCGGCTTTAACGGCCTTTTCGACGGAACCGTCGGGCGGCAGCGTCACTGTCACGTGCGCGCGTGGCTGCATGTCGTCGCCTATGCACACGCTGTCCGGTTCCAGTTCGCCCACCATCGGGACTTCCACGGTGAACGTGGCTAGTTGAAGCGCCTTGGAGTACAAGCTCAATTCCACTTCCGTGGTACCAAGATTGATGCTCATTGAGTAATCTCCCTGTGTCCGAGGAACTTGTTGACGAAGAACGTCTGACCTTTGCCCGTGACTTTCGGCGTCTTGTTGATGGTCGTGTGACCGTCCGAGTGAACCACGGTGGTTTCCTTGATCTCGAACAAGCCCAATTCCATAGATTTCTGCGTGGGCATGTTGCGAGAGCTGCCGGTTTTCATCAGCCATCCGTTGTCCCTCAGCCACGCGAACAAGCGAGTGCCGCCAATATCCACGCCATTGCCTTTCAGGACTTTCGCCAAGTCGCCCACGAGGATGCTGGTCTTCGAGGTTTCCACAGCGTCAGCGAACAACGCTTTGGGACGCATCCATTCGACCTGTGCTTGGGCCTTCTCCTTTTCCGCCCGCTCCTGTTTGATTTGTGTGGCAAGTCGGATAAGGAAGTCGGGTTCGGTGACTGCCTTTTCCAAAGTCGATTCGGTCATGTACGCACCATGCCTGCGAATCGATGGCAGCACCTCATGCGTGACCCAGCGTTTGAACTCGCGGGCTTCGGGCTTGCGGCTGCGTAACACGAGGGAGTACAAGCCGGACTCGGACACGAAAACGGGTGCCTTGCCGCCGTTCTGGGCAATATCCGTACTACGGATATTGGTGATTTCATCGGCATCGAGGTATTCCCGAATATGGTTGGTGGCCGTACCGAGAATGGCGCATACGTCCGCTCCAAGGAACCACGGGTTGCCGTGTTCATCGGTTAGGACACGCACCTGAATGCTGTTGAAGTCGAATGGTTGAATCTGGTTGCTCACTTGGTGTCTCCTTCCTTGGACTGGTTTTGCGAAACCTGCATGATCTCCCACACGTCCGCATCCTCCGACAAGCCGGACGCGAGACGGTAGAAGTCACTGAACCTGTAGAGCGGATTGCTGTACGCATCCTCGCCCTGCTGAGGCAACTGGCCTCGATGTATCCAACTGCGCAAAGTGCTGCGGTTCACGCGCATCCCGCACGCCTTGATGATGTCCAACAGTTCGCCGCGGGTTCTCACCGCCTCCGATTGGAGGAGACGTTTCACCCGTTCCGCCCTGATGAGGGCTACCGGCATACTGAAACCGCATTTCGGGCATTTCGCCGTCTCCGCGTCCGCATAGCAGGAGAGCTGGCCCAAGCACTTGTCGGCCGGGCATGGCCCGTACAATACGGTTTCCCCGTCATCGTCCGTGAGGAAACGACGCAGCTTGCGTGTCAGACTGTGAACCAGTTCCGCATACACGGGCGTGCTGGAATGCTCCACGAGTTTCGGATGATCGGCGATACGGTAAACCATGTCCGATAGCGGCGTGGACTCGGGCAGATTGATTTTCAGACTGCGCACCCACTCGTACAACGTGCCCTGCAACCCCGGATAACCGTGGTCATCGTCCGCGTACAGCAGATCATGCAGGGCCTCTCGCAACGGTGCGGGCGCAGTGCCGGATTGACCGCCGCCACCGTTCTTGTGCCCGTAAGCGCGGTTGATGCGATACTCGCACAGGTCAGGCAGACTGCGTTCCAACCATCGCAGGTCGCCGGTCAACTGGCTGGCGTGCTTGTCGCACAGGAGATTCAGATTCGGTTCGACGCCATGTCCGATAAGCGGCGACGGCGCGTCGGTGACGATATCCCGCCAGCAACCGTGGTAGCGGCAGAGCCTCGTAGTTTCAGTGGAAAAAGACAATAGTGACCTTGACCTTCGGTTTTTTTGAAGGTCTCGGACGTGTCAGTAACTCCCAATTATGCCATCAAACCGGTCATGATTCAGCCGGACGGCGTGTCGCCAGAACCTCGCCCAATGTCACGCCCAAACCCGGATTGAAACCACCGCCCTCACGCCTGCGCTTGGGTTTCGCGGGCGGCAAGCGCAGCGGGTCACGCGCGGCCAACGCCACCTGTCGAGACTCGTCCGGGGAACGGCCCATCATGCGCTGCCGGCGATACAACCACGCCTGATCTTCCACCAGTCCCAGACGTTCGCACTCCCGGCCTATCTGCGCTTCGGACGGTTTCGCACCGTTGCGCAGTTTGCGGACGATGCCGTTGATGTCGCCGGAACCGCACCAGCGACCCGTGCTGTTGTCCACGTAGAAGCGTCGAACGGCCTCACGCGCCTCTACCGCCGTGATGTCCGAACGCAGTTCCGAATGGAACGCGTCAAGCTGAACATCATCCCACTGCGCGTTGCCGTGATGCGCGTTAATCAGCGACAACAACGCCGCCGCCTCACCCTTGCTGAGCATTGAGACCTCCCTGCGAGTATCGGGCCCGCTCCTCCTCGGTCATGTACTGCCAAGTTTTCGCCATGTTCGCTTCGAGATTCTGCTGGCTGCGGGACTTGACCGGCTGGACTTGCCGGGCCCTTGGGGTCTCCGGTTTGGGGTTCTCCCAGTTGCGTGCGTACAGTTCCCCGCCGATGAACCGGCTGAACGTCTTCACGAACCGTTCCTCGGTGGCCCCGACATACGCTCGGGTTTTGGCTTCAAGAAACTCGCACGGGTCAGCCTCGCCGGCAGCTCTCACGATCTTGGGCCATTCGACCTCCAACTGCATTCGAGCCTGAGAGGTCTTCCCGTCGAACCTGTTCGTCGGGTAAATACGCTCAAGTCCGTCGAGCAGTCCAGCGAAGTCAGGCTTTGAGGGGGTAGGGGGAGTTGAATTATCTTTAGATAATTCATTCTGGTGTTCTGGTGTTCTGGTGTTCTGGTGTTTGTCCCGATTCAGACGTGATTCAGCCGTCTGAAAGTCATCTGAATCGGAGGTTTTCGCCTCGTTTTTATCTTTTCGGTAATTTTCAGCATTGCTTTCGCGCTTCTTCTGCACCTGTTCGCGGCTTCGATTGTGTGCGAGATAGTCGTGAATGTAGTACCCGTTGTTCCCGTCCGGCTCGATCATGCCGACTTCGCAAAGCGCATCGATTTCTGAATCGGTGATATCCAACACGTAAAACGCATCGTCTTCGCTGATATGTCCGTCTGAAAGATTGTCTCCGCAGAAAGTAAGCATCATCGTGAACGCGCCTATTGCGCTCGGGCATGTGTGCCTGAGCTTGCGTACCTTACGGTTCATGTAGAAGCTGTTGACCAGTTGAACGTATCCTTTGCGTACCATTGTCATGCTCCTATCAGCCAGTACGTGTAATCGGGGAACACCATTTGCATGAACGTCCAGCAGACGCCATACGTTGCGGAAGCCGCTATCAATCCAAAGCTGAAGGCAACGATCGTCATCGCGTCGCCGCCTTCATCGGATAGGGATATATTCCATTTCCTGAATAGGTAGCGGAACGCCTGTATCCCGATGATGAAGAACACGGCCAGTTCGATGAAATGCGCCAAGCCGACGATGCTCATTCCGCCTCCTCCAGCAGCCGTTCCGGGTTCACGGGGTCTGACATGATCGTCTCCTTAACGTCTTGATGAAGTTGTGGCGGCTTCGCCAGTCCGATGGCGTGCCGCTCGTCGCCGTGAGCAGCACGCCGTTGTCGTAGACTTTCCAGTGGCCGGTCGTGGCCCTGACCACCGTGTATCCGTGTGAGGCTATCCAGTGCATGAGTTTCCGGTCGTCCCCCCGCGCGGTCATGCTTTGAGCCTCATCTTCAACGCGAGACCGTTTTCATGCACGCTGCCCTTATCGAAGCCCATGAAACCGTTGAATAGTTCGTATTCGAGCAATACGGTGTCCACGCGGAACTCGTCGTACTGATGGTTTTTGATGCGTTCCATGACAAGCCTCATCGATGCGACGGTATCCCTGCGGTCGGCCTGTATGGGAATGAGATACGGCCAAAGATTCCATTCGCCCGGATGATCGTTCAGCCAACGGGCGAAATCAACGAGTTTCCTATCTTCCATCATTTCCCCTTAGGAGCGTTCCCTCACGATATAGTCCGGGTGTTCACGGCAATAGTCGTATATCCGTTCCAACCATGCGATGGCGCTGTCCACGCTGCCCCAATAGTTCGGCGGATTGTATTTGCCGCGCAAAACATACAATGGTTCCAAGTAGATGTCTTTCAACGCCTTGTCGATACGGGCTGCGGCCTCCCCGGCCGTCAACCCGTCCAGGTCATGTATAGGATTGACCTTGTAATCGGTGAAAAACGCGGATAGATTATACGTGTAGTTGAAATAACGGCCATGAGCGCCGGTCCCCCGCCCATGCTCGCCGTCCCGTTCGCATACGTCAAACCATTCCGGTTCCGGCAAGTCCTTGTCCACTATGAACAGGTCGTAGCTCATTCTTCGTCTCCTTCGATGATTCCATGTCCTGCTATCAATGCGAGGGTCTTTAAGTCGGTGAGCACGGGCTGGTTGTCCATGCTTGACAACGTGTTCAAGCCGAGACCCTTCTGTTTGAACACGACGAACCAGTAAGGTGCGTCCGCGTTACCCGCCTCGGTACGGCCCTCCTGCATCCACTCCTTGAGTCTCCCAGCGTAGGTGCTGTAGTTTTTGCACTCCAATACGACCGGCTGGCCGTGGATACGCAGACCGGTGATATCGCCCTGGTCTTTCGTCCCATGCAACACTTCACGGTGTATCGTCTGCTCGCTGTCACCCAATCGGGCGCGCAAATAGTTGACCACCTTGGATTCAAGCAGTGTGCCTTTGGCTTTCTGTCGGCTCATTCGTCCCTCCACCATTCAGTCGGGTCATCATGGAACTGGCAATCCATGCAGCCCCCGAAGACGTTGATGATTCCTCCGCAATACGGGCAATGCTCGTACTGGACGGGTAGATACGATGGTTTCATCATCAGAACTCCGGATTGTTGTCGGTCATACGAAGCACGTCCCTGCGCAACAATTCGATGGTTTCCAACGGCAATCCAGTAGTCTGCCGGATAAGCTCAGCGTCCTCATGCGCGTTCTTGTACAGCATCTGCAATGCCCTGCTTTTCTGCTTGCTCATTGGTTCAGCTCCTTCCATGCGCCTCGTATCGTGTAATGCCAGCGGGTGAGATTATGGCCGTTTACGCACCGATACAGGTAGGTGTCCTGATTTGTGACGCGCGTATGCCCGTGCGCGAGAATGACTCTGCCATCGCAGTGAGGGCATACGCGCCCGTCCTTGACCGGTTTCATATCGGTTTTGCGGATAATCCTGTAGAAGTCATCAAGCCAGCTCATTTGATGCCTCCACTCATTGGGTCGATAAGCTGGCAGCTCATGGCGTCGATGTGCCCGTTGGTCTTGGCCTCGACGCACAGGTATTTCACGTCTCCCGTGCGCTCCACCCGCTGCACCATATCCTGCTGAGGTTCGGACTGCGTTCCCGCGTGCAGGCTCATGCCCAGCACGCCGACAATCAGCAATGTCAGCAACGCGCCGCCGAAGACAAAAATCAAGCCGATGGTGACCTCGATGATCCACTTGTCTCTCATGAGTTTTCCTTCCGATAAGGGTTGCTGATTGGTTCACGGTTGTGGGTCCCGGCAAAGTAGCCGCTTGCCTGTCCCTCGGCCCATGCCTTTTCGGCTATCTGCCGGTCGTGTTCGTCTATGACGGGCCTGAACGCCGTCAGTAAAGCATCCTCGCTATAGTGCTCGCCCTGCTCGTAGACGTAATCAACGGCCATACGTAGCAGTTCTCCGAAATCCTCGGGAATATAGTCTGGATGAATTGTTTCGTCGTGTCCGCTCATTGTCCGCCTCCCAGACTCTCGTAGATCAACCGATAACGCTTGTCCCCGTTGCACATCGCATTCCAACGACGGATGGCGGCGGCGAGCATCATGTCTTTCGGCCACTCCCACTCCACTGCGGGCTTCGACTTCAACGCGAGAGCATACGGCTTATACCTGCATCCGCCGCACCGGAAGACCAAAGCGGACAGATAATGCTGCTCCTCCCATTTCGCCTTGACCTTGCCCCCGCATTTGGGACACGGGCTAATTTTGTGAAAACGCATCAGTCCATCCTTTCGTCCAACCATTTGATGTCCTCCCAGATCGAGGGCATGACCTGATCGAGAGCGCCACTACTGCTCAATGCCCATACAGCGCCGTAGTTGGTGCGCTCCCGCACCGCCGTGACATAACCTTTGTCCGGGTAGACGCGGGATTCCGCAATCCAGTGGAACGGGAGCATCCCCTTGCGCAGAATCAAAGTGAAACGTTCATGGCTAACCTTGATGAAGCTCCTCATGTCGCTCATTCCTCCGTTGCCTTCATCGGGTAATTGATGTCCACAAGCAACTGTGTGTAATAGCTGAGCGCCTTCACGAGTTTGAACGGCTTCTGCGTCTCCGGGACTCTGAACGGTGGCTCGTACTCCCACCATTCGCTGCCGTCGTATTCCTCGCGGCGCAGGAACCCGCCATCCGTGAACACCACGACCAGATCGGCGGCTATCTCCTGAGAGTCGTAGTCGTCGTCGTAATCGATGTCAAGCACCGGTTCGGCCTGACTCCACGGAATTCCCAGCTTCTCGTCGCGGGAGCCGACGAATCGAACGTCATCGGTCGAATGCCCGCTTCGTGATATCGCACTCTTGGTTTCACCTAAAAGATTCATTCTTCCGTTGCCTTTCCTTGTATTGCCTTGACTGCGAGTCGCATGGCGTCGTAGTATTCGGCCCTCAACGCGCAGTCAGAATCCCATTGAGGGTAAGAGTCGGGCTTCAACGCCTCGTAGAACGCTTTCGCCCCGGCTACGATTTCCTCGTTCGTGGGCCGGCGCGTGGCTCCGGCGATAAAACCGGCCTCGTATTCCTTGCCCTTGGTCGTGCCACGTATTTCCTCGGGGGATAGACGGACAACTCGTTGGAGGACAGCCCACTTCGCCTCACTGCTGATGATGCTCACAGTCGACCTCGTTCCTGATTGCGAACAAGGCAATCATCCATAGACTGAGCAAGTTCCTCGTCGGTGATGTCGAACGCGGTGATCAGGTTGCCGACCGTCTGCAACACGTCGGCGAGCTCGCCGAGCATGGCTTGGCGGCGCTGGTCGCGCACGTAACCTATCCATCCGGCTTTCGCCTTGTCCCGGTCATCGCCGAGCTCGCCGCCCACGTTCACCCCGAAGCAGGCGAGGCAGTTCGCATGATCATCGAACTCCCGGCCAATGCCGCTCGGGTCTGTCGGGTCGCTGGCTTTCAGGTATTGTTTGCAGGCTTCGACCAGTTCGGCGCTCTCTTCCAGATTCTTCAAGGCCAGCCACTTGTCGGGCGTGAGACGGCCGAAAGATTCGACCGAGGGCAATTTCACAATACGATTGCTCATGCTTCCACCGCCTTAGCCAATCGGAACGGTGCAGCATTTAGAACCTGAACGCTATCCGTTGAGAACTGCGGGCGCGTGATACTCCAATTACCGGCATCAATACACGTGAGTGGAAAGGCATTCTCGCCCATCACCCATGTGTTATCGTCCTTGTCCAACCACAGTCCAGGCTTGTCAGGAAGCCGGGGCTTCGGACGGAGTCCGTAGGTGAAGGCGTTGAAGCCAAGGGCGATACATTCCGGCCCGACAGCGCCGTATACCCGACCCCAGAATCGGTTACGGCCTTTTTCCACATCTGTGACCTTGTAGCGGTTGCCGTCGAGCATAACGGCAATATCTTTCTCTTGGAGGTCATCAGCCTCCTCGATACGCTCGTAGTCGGGGTCATCCAACAATTCGACGGTATCGACGTAACTGGGAATGATGGGCTGCGTATCAGATGATTCAGCCGAGAACACGTGTAAATATGTTCGATGCGCGTCGAGTTGCATCGAAAGGCTACATATACCGTCCGTGTCTCTGGAACGCCGCACGAGCTTCCCTATGAATACGTCTCCGTTCTCCATTGTCACCTTGACTCGCTTATCGAGATTCTGAATCTCCATAAGGGTCTTACCTGCCCAGAATGGTTTCTCACTCATTGACAGCCTCCTTGGCTAGTTGTCGTTTACGTTTCCGCTTCGCCTCATACTGGGCGTATTTCTCGGGATGCTCCGACCTCCAACGGCGATGGTATTCAGCCATCTCACGCTGATGGGCGGCGGCATACTTACGAGCCGAAGCCCGAGCCTGAGCCAAATGCTCCGACCGGTACCGGCGTGCATACTCATTGCGTTTCTCACGATTACGAGCGTTCCGCCGATTCGCCAGATCACGCAGATGCTGCGCATACTCGGGGTCGGTTCGACGCCGTTCCCTGACACGACAGTTCCGGCACATGCCATCCTTGCCGACCCGGCACATGCCACCGCACCAATCGCATTTCGGATGACGTTCAGTTATCAGGCCGGACAGTTCGCCGCCGTTCCGGCAATAGTCGATGAACTCCTCATCGGTCATGTCATCAACGTTCACAGCCACACCTCCCCATTAGTGAACCTGCGGAACAACACAGGGTCGAGCTTGTACAACGCCCGCCGAAACTGCGGGTCACGGCAGAACAGGATGAACAACAGGCTTACTGCTTCGGCGGTTCGCATCGCGTCCAACCTCCCTTATCGTCCAGAAGCACCCAACCATGTTGGGCGGTGAGAATCGGCACCAGTTCGGGGTGATCGTTGAAACCGCTCACGATGTACCCCAAGCTCATGGCCTCACGCGGATGGGCGTGAATCCACCCATGACATCCCGTATCGCCACTCCCACACGCCAAGATGAGGTTCGACGCCTCATGCAGTCCCGGCCACTTGTGTGACCGGAGTCTGCGATGATGCCGGCTGAAACCGCTCCAATGGAATGGTTTGCCGCAGCGGACGCACCGGTATTGGTCGCGTGCGTCCACCAAATCCTTGACGTGTTGGGACGGGTTAGATCTGCCCATTTCCGTATTCGTCCTGGGGTTGGCTCCACGGGTCCGTAGGCTGCTGATACTGCTGTTGCGGTTGCTGGAATCCCTGTTGCGGCTGCTGGAATCCTTGCTGATACTGCTGCTGCGACTGTTGGAAACCAGACTGCTGGGCCTTGGGTTTCGCGCTCAACACCGCAATGGTGCGGGCCGCGACATCCCAATTCTCATACCGTTTCCCATCCTTTTCCGACACTCTTTTGGACAAGCTGCCGTTCACAAGAACCTTCACGCTCATGTTCGGCTGGGACTTCAACTGGCGAACCTGATTCAAAGCATCCTTCGCCTGATTCGACAAGGGACGCACACCATAGAACTGAGGCTCCTTGTCAACCCACTGGTTCGTGTTCTTATCCGTGTAACCCGGATGGACGCTGACGTTGAGAATACTGGAATCCTGAAAATCC